GAGCATCCAGGCGAGGGCTTCTGGGAAATGGTGGAAGACCCCGATGGAAAAATAACATACGCCGTCTTCCATCCGCCAACAAAAGAGCGCCTCCTAATCGAAGAGAAATTCCGCAAAGCCGGAATGCGGCCTCCTCCAAGGGTAAGTTACACTGAAACCATGCCCGGCCCACAAAACGAAGACCTCTTTATCACCTACATCCCACTTCAACGCTGCCCTTGGATGCTCCCCGGCCCACCAGAACCCTATCCAGCCTACAAACTTTGGGACGAAGTCAGAGACTACCTTTACCTCCACGTCGACCTCATCGACGACCGCCTCTATGACGTCGTCACCGCTTGGATATTCGCCACTTGGATACCAGAGGCATGGCCCGTCGTTCCATACCTCTATATCCTTGGCCCCCTCAAAAGCGGGAAAACCCGCCTCCTCGAAGTTCTCCAACGCCTATGTCGCCGAGGAATCCTCGCCGCTAACGTAAGTGAAGCCGCCCTATTCCGAGCCGTTGAGAAGTGGAAACCCACTCTTCTACTCGATGAAACCGAGATTTACACGAAGGAAAGCCGCGCAGCAGTTCAACACCTCCTCAACGCCGGTTATCGAAAAGGGCAATACGCCATCAGAGTGCGTAAAGTAGAAAACGACAATCCAATCCTCGACCTCTTCGACGTTTTCGGCTTCAAAGCACTCGCCGGCACCGAGAAATTCAAGCGCACCCTTGAAAGCCGGAGCATCAAAATCAACATGGAGAAAAACATCCGTCCCATCCCACTCGTCATCGACGAAGAGACAGCTAAAAAGTTGAGAGGCCGTCTTCTCTATTGGCGTTGGGAGCGACTATGGGATCACTGCGTCGTTGCTCAAGGAGAAGATGCCGATCCATCTGCCATTTCTGCCATTTCTGCCGTTTCTCCAGAGGTAGATGAGGGCTTAAACAATATAGAGGATGGTCGAGTCGTCGAGCTTTTCTATTGTCTCACCATCGTTGCTCCTCCCGAAGCACGAGAGAAAATCATAGAGTATGCTTATGATCTCTATCAGCAAGAACTCGACGAAGAAAAAGCCTCAGACGAGGCTCAAATCCTCGCAGCCATCTTAGAAGTCGCTGAAACACTTGAAAACGGTAAATTTGCGACCGCCGAGGTGAGAGAAGTCTTCAATCAAGGCCGTCCAGAGCGTGAAAAGTGGAGCACTCGAAGCGTGGGAAGAGTAATCGCCCGCCTCGGCTTCAAACCCACCCGCCTCAACGATAATCGCCGAGGCTGGATATGGGATGAGAAACTCATCAACCGTCTCTGCCGCCGCTACGGATTAACCCTCTCCACCCCAGGAAAAACGGCAGAAACGGAAGAAACGGCAGTAAACCTCGGAGAGCTCCAACAGGTTTTCGATGACGCCCGCGACATCTTAAAGAAAGCTGGAGGGGAGATGGGTTGGATCGCCTTCCAGGACGCCATGAATCGCCGCGGCTATCACTTTAAGCAAATTCCCGAGCTCATTCAACCCCTCGTTGACTTCGGCCACCTCGTTAGAACTCAAGACACCATCAAACTTCCGGAGGCGGAGAGATGACCCCAATTTTTGATTTAAATGGGCGGGTGGCGCAGCGGTATGCGCGTCCCCTCGGCGAGGGGAAGGCCGCCGGTTCAAATCCGGCCCCGTCCAGACATGGGGGACGGGATATGTGTCCACCCGTCAGAGTTGGAATCTGCCACGGGTTTTACAACCCGTGTTGGGGCGGCTCAGCCCCCCGAGACCCCAGACCCGAGGAAAAGCCTCAAGGAGGTGAACCGCCCCGATGAGTAAAACACGGATATTGATAATAAACGATACGCATGTCGGCAGCGTCTGGGGATTATGGCCGCCCAGCTACACGGCTGGGCATGGCAAGGTTCTCGGAGCCAACGAAATTCAAAAACACCTCTACCAAAGCTGGCGAGACTTCACCAGAAAAGTCTCCAAGCGAAAGATCGACGCCATTATCTTCCTCGGCGACACCATCGAAGGCCCCGGCCGCTATAAACGTGGCCGAGAATTGATGAGCCCCGACCTCAGCGACCAAGTTGAAGCCGCCGTCGAACTCTTCACGCCGCTGCTCTCCAAGATTCAACCGAGTTATATCGGCGTCATCAGCGGCTCAGACTACCACGTCTCCCTTCAACAGGATAATGAGAGAGACCTCGCCAAAATCCTTGGTGCAGAGTATCTCGGCCTCGGCCCCCACGACTTTGAATTCGGCGACGTCACAGTCAACTTCGCCCACGGCACCGGCGGCGTCTATTGGTATCGCGGCACTAAACTCGATAAAATCGGCTTCGCCATGCTCCTCAACATCGCCTCCGAAGGCCTCTACAACGCCCGATACATCGTAAGAGCCCACTACCACTTCGAAGCCCACCTTCACTATCGCCATCAAGACATCTACGTCGCCCCCTGCTGGCAAGCCCAAACCGACTACATGAGACGCAAAGACCCACTCAAATTAGTCCCTGACATCGGCGCCCTCGAACTCACAATCCAGAGAAACCAACTCCTCCACCGCTTCTACCGCTATCCACACCCACCGAGGCCAAAACACCACATCGAAGGATTCACCGTCAGACCGCCTTCCTGGCCTCGGTTTGATGTGGCAGCTTTGGAGGGAAAGCCCTGATGTTGCGGTCTGGTCGGGAACGGTTGGGTATGGTAGGGTGCGGTAGGGTGGGGTTTGGTGAGGTGAGGTAGGGTATGGTGACGACCATAAAGTGTCGGATAGAGGGGCTTGCGCCCCTCCTTCAACACAGATTCCCTGAAGAAGAGGAAGACCTAAAGGCAAAGAGAAAAACCGGCCGCGTCGACTACTCCCAAGAGGTTGAAAAAGCCCTCTACCGCGACGAAAACGGCGTCATCTATGAGCCCTCCTCTCACATCGAGGGAGCCCTGCGAAAGGCTGCCGCCAACTTCCAAATCCCCGGTAAAGGTAAGAAAACCTACAAAAACCTCATCCTCTCCAGCGTCATAGTCGAACCCGAGAAAATCCCCCTCAACCCACAGACCTACACCGTCGACCGCCGAAGCGTCGTCGTAAACCGCGCCCGCGTCTACCGCTATCGTCCCCGCTTCGAGAATTGGAGCCTAGAGTTCACCATCAAAATCCTCGACGACCAACTCAGCCCCGACGTCCTCCAAGAAATCCTCGAATACGCGGGAGCCGCCTGCGGCATCGGCGACTACCGCCCCAAATTCGGCCGCTTCAAAGTCACCCAATTCGAGGTGATAGAGGATGCTTAGGTTGGGTCCGGTTGGGCGTGGCATGGTGAGGTTGGGTTGGGTAAGGTGAGGTGCGGTGGGGTGAGGCAAGGCATGGAGCGGGTTTATTGTAGACTCGTCGAGAGCTACGTATCCACCGACGGCAGTGATTGCCCCAAACCATGCCCCCACTCAAAGAAGTTTTGCCCTCTAAAGCGGCCAACATCAACGCGGAAAACGGCCGATGTAAAGGCCAAGCCACCGTGCTTCGGCGACCCCTTCAACCCTAAAGACGCCTTAGGATGCGACCTTTGCCCATTCATTCTTCCCTGTTGCAACGCGGCGCTGAGGAGGACTGGGAAATGAGCCTCATCGATCAGTATATACTCAAGAAGCGGGAGGCTGAAACGAAGACCCGGGAGCCCGGAGTCTTCTGGGTCACCGACTTGGTTAAGCCCTGCCTCCGCGCCGCCTACTACGACGTCACGGCGCCCAAGAAGCCGCCCATCGAGACGCTTAGAGTCTTCGAGGCCGGCGACATCTTGGAAGCCTATTGGGTCAAAGTTCTCGAAGAGCGGGAGGACATCCGCATCCTCGCCATTCAACTTCCCGTCAAGTTTAAGATTGAGGAGTATGAGATTCACGGCCGCCTCGACGTCCTCACCCAACACGACGACGGCGCTCTCTTCGTTCATGAGATTAAGACGGCGAAGCGTTCAACATTCTTGGAGGAAGCGAAGCCGGAGCACACCGCCCAGCTTCAATTCTACCTCAACGTCCTCGGCGTCGAGTATGGAGAGCTTGATTATCTTGATAAGCAGGCGTGGCTCACCGGCGACGACCGCATCGACAATTGTTTCATCATTCGTCGAGATCGCAACGTCTTCAACCGTCTTCTCCAAAGGGCGCATCAACTGAGTCAAGCCGTGAAGCGTGGAGAGCCCCCGGAGCCTCAGCCCGGTTGGTTATGCGACTACTGTCTTCATCGAGAGGAGTGTGGTCAAGGATGAATCGCAGGGAGTTTGACCGGCTCTGCATCGACAGCTTCCTCCGCCGCTTCTCCCTCAGCCGCCTTAAGGCTCAAGACTACGCCGGCGAAGAGGACACCCTCAGCAACTTCAAGCGAGTCGCCCAAATCTGTGAAACCCTCAACGTCGATGTCTCAAAGCCGGAAGGCGTCGCCACCTTCTTCATCATCCATAAACTCGACCGCCTCTGGAGACTCATTCGCCTCGGCCAAACACCCGTCAACGAGGGGCTGAGGGATACCCTCGACGACCTCAGAAACTACGCCGACCTCCTAGAGGCGATTCTCGTTGAGTCTTCCAATCAATAAAATCATCTGCGGCGATGCGATTGAAGTTATGCGCACCTTTCCAGCGGACTCCATCGACCTCGTCGTCACCTCGCCGCCCTACTGGGGCCTCAGAGACTTCGGCCCCGCCTGCATCCGAGTTTGGGGCGGCGACCCCAACTGCGAACATGAATGGGAAACGCCTCACCGAGACTTCAAGTATAGTGGAGGCACTTGTGAATACATCGGGCAATTTTCCAGCGACAAAACCCGCTTCGAATCATACTCCGCGTTTTGCAGAAAGTGTGGAGCGTGGAGGGGGCAACTCGGCCTCGAACCGCATCCGCAGATGTTCATCGACCACATGGTTGAGATTTGCCGCGAGATTAAGCGGATTCTTAAGCCGTCGGGATCGATGTGGCTCAACTTCGGAGACACCTATTTCTCAAAAATTGGAGCTCCGAATACTTACTTATCTTCAAGAGAGCCTAAGATAGCAAAACAAAAAAGAATAAGAAACATCTTAATAAAACAAGTCAAAAAATCTCCTTGGTTTCAACCAAAACAGCTCCTAGGCATCCCGTGGAGAGTTGCCATCGCCCTTCAACACGACGGCTGGATTCTTCGAAACGCTGTGATTTGGCATAAGCCCAACGCCATGCCTGAAAGCGTCAAAGACCGCCTTTCCACCACCTATGAATACTTCTTTTTCTTCGTCAAGAATCGGCGATACTACTTCGACCTCGACGCAATAAGAGTGCCCCACGTTGAAGCGTCGGTTGTGAGAAGCCGCTATCCCGTTTTAAAGTTTGGAACAGAGATAGGAGCTAAACTTAGCGAGGCTTCAGTTTCCAAGGGACACAAGTTTGTTGATTTACATCCCCTCGGCAAGAATCCCGGCGACGTCTGGAGTATCCCCACCGAGCCCTTTCCCGACGCCCACTTCGCCACCTTTCCCACACGCCTCATCGAACCCATAATCAAAGCCTGTTGCCCACGATGGATATGCCGAAAATGCGGGAAGCCTCGAAGGCGAATTGTCAAAGTGGAGTATCAACCCCTCCAAAGGAATCCGGATAAAAACACGAGATACGGCGTTCACGCCCCACCGGGCGTTTCGCCCGGTGGGGGAGCCATGCCCTTCGGGAGGGCAAGGAGGCTCGCCTACACTGTCGACTGGACGGATTGTGGCTGTAGGGTGGGGTGGGAGCCGGGAATCGTTCTCGACCCCTTCTGCGGAAGCGGCACCACTCTCCTCGTCGCCCGCCGCCTCGGCCGCCGCTTCATCGGCATCGACATCAACCCTGAATACGTGGAGATGGCGTGGCGACGGGTAAAGTCGGGAGAGAAGTATCGCCCCCGGCCCGAGGACGTCGCCGACTTAGCCCAATTCATGGAGGCTGTGATGGTTGGGTAGGCGAGGCCGCCCTCGCACATGGCTCACCGAAGACGAAGTTGCTCAGACTTGGGGTATCTTAGTTGAGAGGCCGCCGCCCTGCGTCTGTGGGGCTCGGGATTTTAGGTTTAAGATTGTGGAGGGCACCCTCCGCGCCAAATGTAATCGATGCCATGAGGAATACGTCTTAGATGCTTTCACTAATCGATGGGTGCCCGCCAAGTTCTCGATTTTTAGGTTAACCTAATTTTTGCTTACTTTTATTGAGGGAGGAGCGTGCGGCTTGGGTTGCAGCCCTCCCTCCGCGGCGACCAACCCCGCGGGGCCGCCGCGTGAAACAGCGCCGGTAAGACCTCGCTGGGCGATGATTCCCGTGGAGGCGGGATGGGAGCTCGGCGAGGCGCTTCGATGCCGCCTCCCTCGATGAGGGAGCGTGGCGTTAGAGGAGATTATCGAGATGCCGCATCGCAGGAGCCGAGGGGCGCGGACTCGAAGACTTCTCCGCCGCCTAATCATCCACTCAGCATATTACGATCCCGAAAAGCGAGAGCTCATCAACACCCTTGACTCCCGTGAACTCCTCCGCCTCGCCTCGAAACACTCAAAGAAGATTCACGTCGGTCTCATCACACAATTTGAGCAGGGCGAGGTTCTCGTCGACCCGTATGGCCGCGGCACGTTTCAACGGCGGGTTTGGACATGATTGACTGGTGGAACTTCATCATCGGAGTCATCTGCGCCTACATCCTCGGCCTCGTCACTCACAGCATCTATCTCCACGAGAAGCGGCGGCACGGCTGGAAGTTTCCCTGGGATCACGAGGAGGAAAGCTAGGTGCTCGGCGCCGTCTTCGCTGCCTTCGTAATCGGTTTTTGGTGCGGCGTCGTTTTGATGTATCGCTTCGCAGGTTTCAACCAAGATTGAGGGGGTTTATAAAGGGGAGGGGGGTAGTGAATCGAGAAGAAATCCTCAACGCCCTCGTCGAGATTCTCGTCGATGAAATCCAGAAGACTAAGGAGGAGCTCGGCGGCGATCTTTTCCACAAGCAGAAAGAGAAGAAGCGCTACGCGCTTTGCCAACTAGTCACGACGCTGCTGAAAGTTTTAGAGATGAAGCCGGAGGAAGCCGCCGATGAGGAGCTCCTTGCCATCATTAACAGAATCCCTGAGCCCGCTAAGAAGCGGGCGAAGATGGTGTTAGAGAAGACTCAAAAGGGTGTTACACCCCTCCCGCGAAAACGGATTCAAAAGGTGGTGAAAGGTGAACCTCAATAAGTGGCCGAGCGATGAGGTTCTGAAGATTTTGGAGAGCCTAAAGCCTGGAGACGAGCTTGTAGTTACATGGAGAGACGCCTGTGGCTTCCGCGACGTTGCCTTCCCAGAGGAAATCTACTTAACACGCAAAAGAACCCGCGGCCGCTTCTATAAAATCATCGATGACCACCTTATCCTCATTTCAGAGGAGACCTCTAATCCACCGACCTTTGAGGGGACAATTATTCCCATCGGCATCATCGAGGAGATTGAAGTTTTGAAGAGGCGGAAGCGGGCTAAACGCTTCGTCAAACGTGGCGGCCCCACTCACCCTGTTAAAATCGTATATGAAGTTGTGAAGGTGGGAGAAACATGAGTAAAAAGGAGAAGAAAACGGCGAAGGACGCCAAGTTAACCTTCAAGAATTTTGAGATTAAAAAGGAAGATTGGCCCGGCGTCGTCGCCGTCACAGCCATCTTTGGCCTCATTGTCAGCGTCATCGTCGGGTCAAGCGACGGCATCACCACCTGCGGCTCCATCGCCAGCTTCGCCCTCGGCTACTATGTAGGGAAACGGGGATGAGCGCCGCAACGGAGAAACTTCGATGGGCGCTTGAGCACCCCTCCAGGTTCTGCCGCTACATCCTCGGCTTCACGCCAACTTGGTATCAAAACCGACTTGCCAATCTCTTCCTCGCCTGCGACTACATCACCGTCAGATGGTGTCGACAAAGCGGTAAGACGCACATGATCGCCGCCCTCCTCCTCTGGTATGCTCTGACCCACCCCGGCGCTCACATCGCCGTCGTCGGCCCCTCATGGCGACAAACCAAACTCGTCATCCGCCGCATCAACGCCTTCATGCAGAAGCTCCCCAAGGCGTGGCAGGGAAAACCCCGCAAAACCTACGTCGAACTTCCCAACGGCTCCCGCATCGAAGCCTTCCCCAACAATCCCGACACCATTAGAGGCCCCACCCTCGACGTCGTCTACTGCGACGAGATGAACTTCATCCCCAACGATGAGGAGATGTTCGACGCCATCATGTGGACGCTTGTCACCAAGCGTCGAGGCAAATTCATCTGCAGCTCCACGCCCTGGAACACCGACAGCGTCTTCTACCGAATTTGGCATGACCCCGCCTTCAAAGACTACTGTAAGCTCCACATCACATGGCGAGACGCCCTTGAACCGAAGGGGCCTCTCACCCGAGACAAAATCGAGCAACTCCGCCGACAGTATGAGGGCGACCCGTGGCGCTGGACGCGGGAAATGGAGGCTGAATGGAGCGAGGAAACCGACGTATGGCTTGATCAGGGGCTTCTCACGAAGTGCATCGACGGCGACTTGGAGCTTTTCCCCGTGACGGCGCGGAAAATCGGTGAATTCTATGTTGGCGTCGATCTCGGGAAGGTGCGGGATTACAGCGTCGTCGCCGTCGTCGACCGTGATGAAAACGGCGTCCTGAGACTACTCCACTGCCACCGCTTCCCCCTCGGCACACCATACGCCTCCGTCGTCGGATACATCAAACTCCTTCAAGAGCGATGGATCACCATCCGCCGAGTCTTCGTGGATCAGACAGGTGTCGGGGAGCCGATTGTCGAGGAGATGATGCGCGGCGGCATCAGAGGCGTGGAAGGCGTGAAGTTCACGGAGCCTCGTAAAGAGGAGATGGCGACACTGCTGAAACAAACGATGCTTGAAGGCCTCCTCCGGCTTCCCTATGACCGCGACATCATCGCCGAGCTCAACGTTGAACGCTTCGAGATAACAAAGTCGGGCCGCATCAAGTTCTCTCATCCGGAGGGGACACATGATGACAGGTTTTGGGCGATGGCACTCGCCGTCGCCGCGGCCCGCGCCCAGCCCGCCGCTCGGAAGCGGGGCTTCGTCACGTTTGGGAGGCCTCCTCGATGAATCCGTTGAAAAAATTGTTTAAGCGCCCCAAGAAGGCGCGGAAGGCCCAAGTTGTGTTTGCGAGAGTGAAAAAATGAGTTTCTTTCAAAGATTGAGGGAAAAGCTGATCGGCAAGCCTCAGCCACGTGAAAAAGCCATGTTTACATTAGCTAATCCAGATGGAACTTTAGTTTACGCTCGAGTCGGCGACAAAGGAGATAAAGAATATAAAATTTTCATAAAATCCCCCACTCTTCTTCCAATTCGTTTCTTCACAGGCGTTCAAGAGGCAACTATTGATGGCGTTCAAACATTCAAAATCAAGCAGATAAAACTAACCGGCGTCGAGTATCCAAGCGACTTTGACTCTTATCAAGACTATCTCGACGCCTATAGTTTTGTTCCTTTCGTCGCTCGCTCCATAGACATCAAAAATCACTACGTATGGCAAAGCGGCTATGACCTCGAAGGCGACGAAACCGAAGTTGAAAGAGCGAGTAAGGCCCTTCAAAGCATCAATGCTGACACAGTGATTCGGGAGGGTTGCCGATGGGCCCTCGTCTTCGGCAATTTCTATTGGCGCATCGAAAAGGGCGACCCCCCAAAGCTAACACCCCTCAATCCCTTGGGCGTCGGTGTGAAACTTGACAAAGACGGAAGTGTTGTGAACTACGTCTATAAACCTGAATGGAATAAACGAAAAGAGCTTCTAAAACCTGATGAAGTCTTGCATCTCAAACTTTTCTCCGAGCCATGGGAAGTCTTCGGCTATGGAGTTCTCCGCCGAGTCATCGTCACCGTCAAGCAAATCCTCTACATGGAGCGCTATCTCCCCGAAATCGCTCGGAAGCGGGCTGATCCATGGCTTCACTTCACGATTAAAGACCCTCTAACCAATCAGCCCTATTCTGAAGATGAGTTTAATAGAATCAAGAAAGCTATTCTCAACCGAAAGCCCGGGGAAGACCTCATCGACGACGGTTCCATCACCGTCGAGGAAATCTATCAAGCCGCCAACGTCGGCGGCCGTCAAACCCTTGAGGGGTTACTAAGTCATTTCAGGCAAAACCTCGTCGCAGGCTTGGGCGTCCCAGAGATTTATCTCGGTTTTGGCGGCACGACTCTTAAAGGCACAGCCGAGCATCAAGAGAAGGGTTTTGAAGCCGAGATAAGAGCGATTCAACGAGCCCTCAAACGCTTCCATGAACAACAACTATGGCCGATTCTCGGTATAAGCCCCGACGTTAAACTCGTCTGGAGACCGTTGAAACCGGAGGATAAGGCTGCATTGAGTAAGCAGTTGATGGAGGAGATTAAACACGGCGTTGTCACGCCTGAGTTCGCCCGTCAACGCCTCGGGTATCCCGACGACATGGAAGGCACCTTCCTCTTCGACTCCCGTCTAACGATTTGGAGTTGGAGGAGCTCTGATGAGAAGACTGAAGATTAAGTGGCGCTGTCTTCACTGTGGAGAGTGTTGCCGCCACCTCGTGGGCCGCCGCTTCGGCATGGTTCTCACCCCCGAGGAGTGGCGGCGGCTCAACAGATTGGCGCGATGGCTTGGCGTGAAACTTGAAACTAAGCCCCTCGTCGCCGGAGCCCTCGGCGCTCAACTCTATCAAGTCACACAAGAGGTCTGCCCCTTCCTCGACCGGCGGCGAAACAAATGTCGCATCTACTCTGCTCGACCCACGGTCTGCCGCATGTTTCCCCTCAGCCCCTACGGCTTACTAAGTTGCACCTTCATCGAGAAGGCGCCTCCAGGCGTGATGATTGAATTCCCCGAAGAAATGAAGGCTGCTCTCAGAGAATACATGATTAAAATTCACCCCGTCATCCGCAACGCAGACTTGGTTTACGACTTAAACCGTGGGTGGCGTCCAATCAACCGCTACCTCGACCGAATCCAACTCAGGATAGGTGATTGACATGCCCAGGCATCCAGATTTCGAGAGGATATATCGCGCCTTCATGCGGCATTACTGTGGAAGCGCCGACAACGAATGTGAAAAAGGCAAGCAGATGTATTATGCGTGGCTGAATAAGCTCGGCCTCGACGACACCAAGCCCTACGCCCCTCAAGTTCAGTTTGAAGCTTTCAATTGGGCTGAGCCGACGATAAGCTTTCTCCGAGAGGAAGGCGATCTAAAACTCTACAAATGCATCGCCCTCGTCCCCATCACCTCCATGAATTACAACGTTTACACCGAAGACGAACTGCTGAGGGGAGCCCGCACTCTTATAGGTGTTCCCGTCAACATCAATCATATCGCCCACATGGTGCTTGACGGCGTCCACGTCGTCGACGCCGAATATGAAGACGGCGCCGTCGAGTGTATCATCGCCGTCTCCCCCGACGCTAAATGTCCCGTCACCAATCTTCCACTTTTCCATGCAGACCAAGAATATCGCATCATCGACATGCTCGACCACAGCCCTGACGTTCCCGAAGAGCTGTGGATTTATCATGTAAGCATTGAGGCCTCCTGCCGATTAATAGAACCCGACGACGAGGCTCAAGGCAAAGTCTGCAGAGGCCTCAAATTCACGGGGCTCGCCCTCCTCACAAAGAAGGCCCTCCCAGGCGTGCCCCTCACCCGCCTCGAACCCATCGAGGCCCTCATCCCCGAATTACACGCCACCCCTTCACGTGAAGAGGTGAACAAAGAAATGAGCGAAAATCAGGAAGCCATCATGAATACCTGCGCCCTATGTGGAAGAGCCTTAACTGACTATGTTCTCCTTGGCCCCTACAAAGTGCATCCGAAGTGCGCCAACAACTTCTGGAAAATCGCTCAAGCCATCTTCCACTTTGAGAGAGTCGTCACCGGCGACGGAGAGGAAAGTGATCTGATTCAAGTTTGGTATCTCCCAACCCCAGATTCAAGCTCACCCCCCGAAACGGGTGAGAAAGAGATGAATGAGGAAAAGACCATGGAGAATCAGCCGGTAGAGGATAAAGCCGCCGAGCAAGTCTCCGAGGGAGTCGTCCCCTTCAAGGAGACGCCGAAGGCCCCTGAAGACCGTGAATGGGATGCCGACGCCGCTGAGAGACGAATAAGAGAATGGGCTGGAGGCCCCGACAAGGAAAACATCGATTGGGCGAAGTATAGACAGGGCTTTGCATGGTATAACAGCGCCGACCCCGAGAACTTTGGAAGCTATAAACTCCCACATCACGATGTCATCGACGGGAAGCTGGTAGTCGTCTGGAGGGGAGTCACCGCCGCTATGCAGGCTCTCCTCGGAGCCCGAGGCGGAGTTGACATCCCCGCCGAGGATCGACGCAGCGTCTATAACCACCTCGCAAAGCACTATCGACAGTTTGACCGCGAGCCTCCAGAGTTTCACGAAGCCATAGAAAAGAAAGAGAAGCCCCGCGAAGAGGAGAAGTCTTCGGAGGCTCCCTCCAGCTCGGAGGGGAATCCAATAGAAGAGTTGAAGGCGAAGATCGATGAGATTCTAAGCCGCCTCGACCAAATCGAATCACGCCTTCCCGTCGACGAGGAAGATGAGAAGCCCATCGAGACGGAGGAGGCGCCAAAGACGGAGGAGAAGACAGAGGAGACCGTTGATGAAGAGACGCATGAAACTCAGGAATCTGATACGCAGAAGTCTGAGGAAGACGAGTCTAAATTGCCCACCAAGTTTGACATCATAACCCGAGTCAAGGAGCTTCAAGCTCAAGGCAAATCACAACGTGACGCTTGGAGACTCGCCTGTTTCGAGCTTTTAGACTACATTTACAAGCGATCTGAAAGCTGACTCATCACTTCTCACGATCCGCTCGGCGGTTCTCCCCGGCCCAGGGAGCCCCTGCGCGGCGGGGGAAACAGGGCGCAAACAAAACACCTAGAGGAGAGAAGAGTATGGAAGACGTAAGAGAACAGCTGTCAGGCCTACTCGAAGAGTATGGCTCCCTAACCGTCAGAGAGCTTCTAACCGGCACCAGCAATCTCGTCTTGCCGACGATGATTCAGTCGAAGATAATTCTCGACATGCAGAGCTTCGTCGACCTCAGAGAGGTAGCTATGAGGGTTGCCGTTCCGAAGGGAAGCGGCAAGCAGGTGAAGGTTCAGATCGTCACCGCTCCCACTCCCGACACTTGGACTGAGGGGCAGGCCCTCAGCGCTGGAGACCCCACCCTCGCCGCCAAGACCATTACCATCGCCCCCTTCGGCAAGGTCACCATCATAAGCGACCTACTCGCCGACACCAGCGCCATCAACTTCGTCGAGGTCATTGGAAGGGCCCACGCCATCGCCATCCAGAAGGGTATCTTGGACAAGATCGTAGACGGCATGGCCGGCGCCTCCTCGCCCAACGAGGTGGAGATAGGCACCAAGGGCGACGCCACCGAGGCAGACTTCGACTTCAGCCATATCTCAAGCGCCATCTCAGAGAACCTCGTCGACGGCTGGGCCCCCGACTTCCTAGTCACCGCTCCCGACAAGTTCTGGACAGCAGTGACAACCGACTACGACAAAAAGCTGTTCTACGGCGCCCTCGCCGACTTCGTCGTAAGCGGCAAGGCTCCCACCGTCATGGGATTGCAGGTCTACATTGACCCATACTTCGAGACGGCGATAAACGCGGGCTCCGCCTGGGACGGCACCGACGGCGAGAAGTATGCCATCGTCGGCACCAAGGGAATCTCAGCTCTCTGGGCAGCCCTCCAGGACGCCCCCGTCGTGGAGATAGAGAGGAGCGCCCGGGCATTGAGCAACTACATCGTCTCACACATCGACGGGGGAGCCGACGAGGGGCCTGACGCCAGCATCTGCCTCATCAAGCACGCGGACTAAGCCCCGCGTGAAGAATGAGGCGTAGAGCCCCCATTTTTTTATTTTTTCCTTCAAGGTGAAGAGAAATGGGTTACACAACCGCCGACGATGTGAAAAATTATTCTCAACTCTCCTACTCAGATTTAGGCTTCTCAGACGATACGGCCTTCACCAACTTCATCAACACCCTCATCGGCATCGCCGAGGACATCATCGACGACTACTGCGACGTTCCCGACGGCTTCTTCGACGACGGCGGAGTCAAACTCACAGAGTATTACGACAGCGACGGAAGCGGTGAACTGTGGCTTAAACACCGCCCCGTCATCTCCATAACCTCGCTTCAATACAATGAGAAGGGGCCGACTGAAACGCCGAGTTGGGTGAGCCTCACAGAGGGCCCCGGCGACGACACTCATTATCTCATCTACCCTGAAAAGGGTTTCATCTACATTTACTCAAAGATTCCACCCGCCGGAAAGCGCAACATCAAAGTCGTCTACACGGCGGGATACTCCGCCACCCCTGAGCCCGTGGCTCACGTCTGCAAGGAGCTCGTCGCCAATGTCCTCCGCGGCGTCTTGAAGAGAAAGCTTGCTCCTCAAGACCTTACCGCCCTGGTAACATCCGGTGGCGAGAATCTCAGAGCCTTCTTCGCAGAAGATTGGAAACTCACCCAAGCTCATCGACGCCTCCTCGCTCCCTATCGCCGAGCCTTGGTTGCGGTGGGGTAGATGCTGAGCATCCGCATCGAGCAGCGTGGAAGTCTCATCGAGATTCATCGCCGCTTGGAGAAGGCGTTTAGACGGCTCATCGCTCGCCTCGCCGACTTCACCTATGAGGAGATGAGGCGGCGAGCTCCTGTGAGGACGGGAAAGCTGAGGAGGAGCATCGAGAAACGGGTGGCGGGGCTTAAAGCCGAGATCGGGCCAACCGTGCCTTACGCAATATTTGTTGAACGGGGCACTCGACCGCACATCATCACACCGGTGAGGGCCCATGCCCTCCGCTTCGAAGTGGGTGGAGAAGTCATCTTCGCCCGCTTGGTGAGGCATCCCGGCACCAAGCCTCAACCCTTCGTCAGGGAAACCGCTGAGGAGACGGCTCGGCGGATTCACATCTTCGCCCGCGAGGTGTTCAGATAATGGGTTTCTACAATGATTATAGCGCCGTCTTCAACCAAATCAAAACGACGTTAGAAGGCGTGACCAGCCTTAAACACGTCGTCCTCGGTGAGAGATTTAAAATCGTCAACCTTCCTATGGCCGTCGTCGATGCCGCCACCACTGAAATTTCTGACGCTAAAATCGGCGGGGGCGTCTTAGAACTTCATATCGGCTTCGACGTTATCGTCATCATCAGGGAAACCGAGCCGGAGGATTGGTTTGACGACGTCATAACCATAATGGGTGACGTGGTGGACGCTCTTATCGCTGACCGCACTCTCAACGACACCGTTAAGGCGCTTTACCTAACCCGGTTCACGCCGGGCGAGATCAGATTTCAAAACCGCATTTACTACGGCGGGCTTCTCAGTTTTGAAGCTCTAAAGTTGTGGACACCCGCCTAGTCGTGCTTCGTGGTTCGGTGTGGTGCGATTTGGTATGGTATGGTGCGGTGGGGCGGGGTAGGGTGAGGCGTGGTATGGTGTGATAAGTTGCTTTTCCAAAAATTCGAGGTTTTGTTCACTCAACTGAACAACAATTTATAAATGACTTTTCACCCCGCTGAAAAGCTGTTTTTAAACTCCTTTTCACTCCCGCGAAAGGGCGGTGGATTCCCCTCCGCCGCCCCGTGAGGAGCAAGAGGTGAAAGTGAGAAATGAGCACCCCCGTTACGGGTCTAGATGCAGTTATCCAAAAGGATGGAAGCGACATCGGCTACGCCCGAGGCGTGACGGTTAGACTAGACGCCGCACTCATCAAGGAATACCAAATCGGCGACGATGATCCAGCCATCCTTAAGAGCGGCAATAAAACCCACGCTGTCACCATCGAGAAGATGTATATCGACAACACCTACGCCACTGACGTTCTCAACGGCTCAGCGGTCTCCATCGTCGTGAGACCCGCCGGCACCGGCAGCGGCAAGCCTGAGATCACCATCAGCGGCGTCGTCTTCTCCCGATGGGAGCTCACCATCACGCAGGACGGCGTCGTGATGGAGAGCGTCGAGGGTGAAGGCACCAACATGACGTTTAGCACTCAGAGCTAATTGACCTAGCCGTCTTTGGAGGGGTTTCATGGGATACTTGGAGAAAAATAAAGAGGTTATTTTGAATTTTGGTTTGATCGCCCGCGGCCCACTCGCCGAAATCGAAGAGCTCCAACGTTTCATCCATGAAAAGTGTCGAAACTTAAAGGTGGTTTATCAAACCGTCACGGCTCGAAGGCTATATTTAGTGAAGAAAAGGGAGGTGAGGGAAATTGGGAAAGGTGGAGGAGTATAAGCAGAAGTTGGAGGAATTTGAGAAGCAACGGGAGAAAGAGAGGCGGCTCTTCACACCCGACGACATCTTAGCTTCAAGCGATGAAGTCAAGCGAGTCTACATCCCCGAGATAGACCGAGAAATTGAGTATTGCCCCCTCAGCCTTGACGATCTAGCCTACATCAATAAAGCCAAAAGTGATGAGGAGCGGGGAATCAGAATCCTTCATCGAATGTTAAGCAAGGCAAATCCGGAGTGGACGTTGGAGAAGGTTAAGAAGATTCCCCTCGGCGTGGCGACGGCTATACTCCAGCGGATTCTCACCCCTTTTCCCGAAGCAGTCTCCGCCGATGGGTTGCCGCGGATTCTTGGGCGCAAGCCCTCGGACTAATCATGCATGAGTTCAAACTAGGTTTCGACGAGGTTAAGAAGCTCACGCCGCTTCAATTCGCCTTTCTTGCTGAGTGGCTGGATTGGTTTTATAGCCGGTTGAGGCGGAGACGATGAGCGTCGCAAACATAAAAATAGTCCTGCAGGGCGTAGACAACGCCTCTGCAGCCATCCGCAGGGTTAGTGGAGAGGTTCAAGGCCTCACATCTCGGCTGAGGGGTCTCAGCGACGTGGCGAAGATCGCCGCCGGCGTCCTCATCCGCGACTTTGCTCTCAGTTTGGGGCGAAACATTAAGGATGCCGCGGAGCTCGGAGCGAAGTATGGCTCCCTCAAGAAGAGCTTTGACGCCCTCGTTGAAGCCTCTGGCGCCACCAATCTTTCTCTCAGTCGGCTTAGGAAAGCTGTGAGAGGCACCGTCAGCGATGTCCGGCTTCTCCAAGCCGCTAACCAGGCGCTCCTCCTCGGCCTTCCCACAGATGAGCTTGATGAGCTCTTCGCGGCTGCGATGAAGCTCGGCGCTGCGATGGGAATTGACACCACGCAGGCCATTGAGAGCTTAGTCATCGGCCTCGGCCGTCAATCAAAGTTGGTTCTCGATAACTTGGGCATCACGTTTCAAGCGGCAGATGCCTATGAGTGGTATGCTCGTCAATTGGGGAAAACCGTCTCGGAGTTAACGGAGGCAGAGCGGCGTGAGGCATGGCAACTTTATGCCATTGAACAGATTAAGAATAAAGCGGCTGAACTCGGTGATAACATCAGTGAGGTTCAAGAAAGGCAAGAGCAGTGGAACGCCGCTATGGAGAATTTTAAAACGTGGGTTGGGAAGGTGGTTGAGCCCTTTGGGGGCTTTAGCGATATTGTGAGTGACCTTGTAACTCCTACGATTCTCTTGGCCGCTAATTGGGAGAAAATAGCCGACAAGGTCCCGGCGGCAGAATCGGCAATTGCTGATTTTGTAGCGAGTATTGATCCTTGGGTTATAGCTCTCGGTATATTAGCCGCAGCTGTTCTCGCCATCGCTCTGAATTGGGATGAAGTCAAGAAAGCCGTTGAGGATGCTGCAGAAGCTATGGATAAAACTCTTGATAAACTTGGAAAGAAGTGGCGCAACTTTCAGAGAGATTTCGCTGAGACGACGGGGCTAGATAAACTTACTGAACAACTTACAGGGAAGACTTTGGAGGACGTTGTTGAAGATGCCGTTGTTAGAACCAGTGAGAACCTCGATAAAGCAGTTCAACTTATGGGCGACCTCAGTGAAATGGTGGAGAAAGGCGTCAAGGAGCCGATGCTTGAAATCGGAGC